TGGGTTGGAGATTTAAGAATATTCCATGCCCAAGTTTAGAAGAGTTACAAGCTTTGTTACAAGCTCAGGAACCTTCTCAAGAATAGGAATTAACTCATGTACAAGCTTACTATTCGTCAAGGCGACACTGAGCGAATACACGAGTTTGAAAGCGCAGAGTTAGCGCAGCTTTACAGAGATTATCATTTAGCTTTTGGACACTGGAATGGCGTTTCCAAGTGGGTTGAAGAAAAAGATGTTACGCCAGAAAATAGACGCTTTGTTATTGATGAAAGAAGTGAGCTTGTTGAAGGAAACATCATTCGCTTTTTTAAACTTACAGAAGGCGTTGAGCTTAAAATTGAAGAAGTTACTTCTAACACCGTAGAAGATGTTTGGAAGATTTTAAGAAGAAAAAGAACACAGCTTTTAGCAATGACTGACTGGACTCAACTTGCTGATTGTGCGCTTACTACAGAAGAGAAGAAAGATTATAGAGCTTACCGGGGTTATTTAAGAGTTATTCCAAAGCTTTATGATAATTCTACAGTTCTTTACGCAAAGGTTTATTCCTTTGAAGACTGGAAGAAGGGTAAAAGATAGTGGATAAGATAAAGGAATTGCAAAGAAAGCTAGTTGATTGGTGTACGAAACAAGGCATTCCTGTGCCCATATTGCGTGACCCAATTTCTCAAAAGCCTTCTGCGTCATTCACTCTTCTTGTTGTTTCTTCTGGACTGGTAATTTTTGGGCTATTAAACAAAGTAGCCAAGCTTGTTGATGGCGTTGACATTGAAAATGCTTTGCAGTTTTTCGGTATATGTGCCGGACTTTATTTTGGAAGAAAACTTACAAGTGATAAAAAAGAGGAAGAATAGCGTGTACGTTTATAATAAAAAACAAAAAACAGTTTGCTTAGAAAATGATAATGTATGTTATACCTTTTCTTCAGTTTCTGAAGTTTTAAAGTTTTTTAATATGACTAAAAGTACATTTAATTACAAAAGAAAAAAATCAAATATTGTTAATGGATTCAAAGTTTATAAATTAAATACTTTTTGTAATATAAGTAATTGTTCTAAATGTAATAATATACTAACTAAAGAAAATGCAGTTGCTGGAAAAGGTGACTTTTGTGTTATATGTAAAGCTTGTAAAAATAAACAATATTATGAAAATAGAGAGAATATTTTAAAAAAACAAAAAATTTGGTATGAAAAAAATAAACAAATACAATCTGTAAAATTAAAAAAACGTTATGAAAAGAATAGAGAATTTTATTTAGAACGTTCTAAAAATTATAGAAAAGCTCATCCAGTAAATAAATTTTTACATGCAAAGAATCAAAACAAGCGTAGATTTTTAAAATTAACATCTTTTAAAGCTTTTATTGCTTATTCTGATGAAATAAAATTAATATATAAAAAATCTCATGAATTAAGTATTGAAACTGGGATTAAACATCATGTCGATCACATTGTTCCATTACAAGGAAAAAACGTGTGTGGACTTCATGTGCCTTGGAATTTACAAATACTAACAGCTACTGAAAATTTAAGAAAATCGAATAAATTTCAGGGAGGTTTACCATAGGAACTATATTAGACGCAATTCGTCTTAAAGAAATACTAGACGGACCAGAAACAGTTAACGCTTTGTGGGTTTCTCCATCGTTTTCTTTAGATGATAGAGAGAATGAATTTTCTATTCAAGTTAATTACGACAATGGCGTTTCTCCAAGTATGAGTTTCATCTTACAAATTTCCTCAGACAACATAAACTTTGCTGATATTGTTGAGTCGGCACAATCAGTAACGGACGCATCTGGCTCTCACATTTGGGACATTGCTGGTTCTGGAGCTTTATATGCCAGAGTTAAGATTGCAGTTTCAGCTGGATCTATAGACGTTACAAGAATATTTTACGCTGCTAAGCAGAGGCATTAATTATGGCACATACCGCAATTAGACTCGGATATATTTCTACATCTGGCGGAGGAGGCGGAGGCATTGTTGAATTTGCCAACCTTGCAGCTTTTCCAGCGGTTGGTCAAGGAAGCTTAGTTTACTTAGCTTTAGATACTAAGAAAATCTATAAGTGGAGTTCTGGAGCTTATCTTCTAATTTCTCCTTCTGAAGTGACTTCCGTTAACACAGAAGTTGGTGAGGTTGTTCTTGACAAGGCTGATATTGGTCTTGGAAACGTGGACAATACCAGCGACGCTGACAAGCCTATTTCGGACGATACCCAAGACGCTTTAGATGCTAAACAAGACAGTCTTGGATTTACTCCAGAAGACGTTGCTAATAAAACAACAAATACCGCTCTCGGCACTTCTGATACTTTATACCCAACTCAGAATGCTGTAAAGTCTTATGTAGATACTCAGATTACGAATAATACCACTCCAGATGCTACAACACTCGTTAAGGGTAAAGTTAAGCTGGCGGGAGATTTATCTGGTACTGCCGACCTTCCAACAGTTCCAGAACTTGCTAATAAAGAGCCAACAATCACAGCTGGAACAACTTCCGAATACTGGCGTGGAGACAAGACATTCCAAACGCTTGACAAGTCAGCTGTGGGACTTTCCGATGTTGATAACACTTCTGACGCTGACAAGCCCATTTCTTCTGCCACCCAAACCGCTTTAAATGATAAGCTTGATGCTTCTCAAGTAGGAGTTCCAAATGGAGCTGCTTCCCTTGATGGTTCTGGCAAAGTTCCTTCTGCACAACTTCCAAGTTATGTTGATGATGTTTTAGAATATGCTGATTTAGCGGCTTTTCCAGTTACTGGAGAAACTGGCATCATATACCTAGCTTTAGATACAAATAAAATTTATAGATGGTCTGGATCTGCATATATAGAAATTTCCCAAGGTATTACAGACCACACCTTGTTAAGCAATATCGGCACAAATACCCACGCTGATATTGACAGTGCTTTAAATCTAATCGTAAATGTAAATTGGACAGGAGATTATAACAATGGCGTAACTTACACAGTTGGCGATGGTGTAATGTATAATGGTGCCTCGTTCAGAATGATTGCATCAATTGGAGCTGCTGGTTATGCACCCCCAGCTTATCCGGGTAATTGGCTTCAAGTTACGGACTATGTTTCTCCAAATGATATAGGTCTTGGTAATGTTGATAACACCAGCGATGCTGATAAACCAATTTCGGACGATACCCAAGACGCTTTAGATGCTAAGCAAGATTCTTTAGGATTTGTTCCAGAGGATGTTTCGAATAAATCTACAACTACGGCTTTGGGTACTTCAGATACTCTGTATCCAACTCAAAATGCTGTTAAAACTTATGTTGACAATGCTGTAACCGGAGGAGCAACTCCAGATGCAACAACGCTTATTAAAGGTAAGGTTAAGCTGGCGGGAGATTTATCTGGTACTGCCGACCTTCCAACAGTTCCCGGACTAGCTACAAAAGAACCAACAATAACAGCAACTACTGCTGCTGATTATTATCGTGGTGATAAAACCTTCCAGACTCTTAATAAAGCTGCAGTTGGTTTACCAAATGTTGATGACACGAGTGATCTTGACAAGCCTATTTCAGATGATACTCAAGACGCTCTAGATTTAAAAGTAGACTTAGCTGGCGACATAATGACTGGCGAGCTTACAATGCAGGACGCTCCAATTGTTGTAGACTACACAACAACTCAAGGCTTTCCAACAACAACAGAATTAAATGCTAATTCTATTTTATTATTATCTAATAATGGTACAGACTCTAAAGAGCTAAATCAAACCTCCTCTACTTCTACTTTAAACAGAATAAATATTGCATCTGCCACTTCAGATGCCAATATGGTATTGAGCGTTGAAGATGGTGCTCCATATTTACTTGCTCAAACTACAGACTACGCAAATGATACTTTTAGTCAAACGACTATGGGTTCTCAAAATATTTCAATAGACTTTACAGATAATGCAAGCGGAGTAAATTCTACTGTTGTTTTTGGAGCAGGTGCTTACGCTATCCAAACAACTCAAAGTGATGGTTCTTACATTTTTATTGAAGGAACAGACACAGGTACGTCTGCTACTCAGTTCGACGGAGTTGATTCTACTCCATTAATGCCAACATTACCAGAGCATTACACAGTTAAAGAATACGTTGACAACTTAGTTAGTGGCGGAGAAACGGGCATTGTTGAGCGTTTTGAAGTAATGAAAGAGCCAACAGGCTTTATCGACAGAACAAGCTCTACGACTTCTTTTGTTGATCTTACAAGAGAATTTACAATTGCTCCAACAGGAGCTTCTTATGATGTTTACGTGCAGGGAGATAAGTTTACTAAATCAGCTTCTGAAACTATTACTTTAGACAACTTAAGCGGAAACCACTACATATATTTTAACAGCTTAGGGAACTTGGCGTCTACTCAAGTTATTAATTCAGACTTATTTCAGAACAATGCATTAATTTCAGTAATTTACTGGAACTCAGACACATCTAGTCACACCTACTTTGCTGAAGAAAGACATGGATTGACAATGGATGGGGCAACTCACTCCTATCTACATACTATATTTGGAGCTAGATACTTATCAGGTCTTGCTTTGCAAAACTTTGTAGTGAATGGTAATGGTAGTTTAGCTACTCACGCTCAGTTTACTTCAGACTCTGGATCGATCAGAGATGAAGATTTGCTGATTACTATGTTAGCTCAAACACAAATTCCAGTTTTATATAGGCAGGGTCAATTGTGGAGAAAAAAGGCTGCAGATAGTTTTCCTATTATATACAATGGCACTGCTGGTTATACTGGAACAAGACTTCCTTTTAACGAATTTACAGGTGGAGCTTGGCAATTAACTGAAGTAGCGAATAACGCATTTGTTCTTGTTCACGTATTTGCTACAAACGATAAAGAAACTCCGGTTGTTGCAATTCAAGGTATTGCTACTTATGGCAACGTCACAGCTGCAAGACTTGCGGCAAGTTCTGAAATTACTAGCTTATCTGGCCTTCCTTTTGCTGAATTTGTTGCTGTTGGTAGCGTTGTTTTTGAATCAGCTAATGCCTACACGAACACTCCTAAAGCAATTATTAGATCTATAAAGGGCGGAGATTATGTAGATTTTAGAGGAACTCAGCTTTATACTCCAGCAGGTGAGCCGACTACTCACGGATTACTTTCTGGCTTATCTAGCGACGACCACTTACAATACCATACAGATGCTAGAGGTGACGCTAGGTACAATTTAAAATCTACAGGGGATATTTCAGAAGGTTCCTTTTCTTTGGCAAATAACGAGCCTTTAGCAACTTCTATAACAGGATTTGCTTTTGATAACGGAATTGTTAGGTCTTTTGAAGCTCAGGTATCTATTAAAATAGATGCAACTTCTGATCTTTTTGAAGAGATTAAGATGTCTGGGATACAAAAAGGATCAAGCTGGGAAATAAGCCTACAATCCACTGGGGATGAGTCTGGAGTTCAGTTTAGCATTACCAATGCTGGGCAGATTCAATATACATCTCCAAACTATTCAGGATTTGTGTCTGGAACCATTAAATTTAGAGCTTTAACCACATCCGTATAGTGTTTTTAATGGGTTATAAATAGCTGAAAAAACACCCTTATAAGGTAGAGGTTTTGATGTCTCAGAATAAGAATTCTCAATATGATCCCGGATTGGTTGTTAAGGAAGTCCATGATTTTTATGGACAGTCTATTCGTGTACGAGAAGTTAACTCCCTCAATAGCCAGCATTTTACCCACTTCTCAGCTTCTTACGACATTAACAATAACCCAACTCAAGTTAGTTACTTCCGTGGCACAGAGAGCCATATTACTAATATTGGCTGTGTTGCTGACGTTTCGGGTTCTTTAAATAATAAATATTTTACTCTTAGGGCTTGTCCGTCTAACGCTCTTTATCACGTTTGGTTTAATGTTGACGGGACAGGCATTGCTCCAGTTGTTGCAAATTCAGTTCCAATTGAAGTTCAGATTAGTACGAACGACCCTGCTATTGTTGTTTCAACAGCTATTCGTTTGACACTTAATACGCTTTATTCTAGTGTGTTTAAAGCTTCCCAAACAGGCGTTACGCTTGAGATTAGAACGGTAGGACTTGGCGTATGCACCAACTCTATAGACGTTAATACAGGCTTTGTGATAGCTAATACGCAAGGCGCACAAGTTACCACAGATACCGTAAATATTACATATTCTGGAACAGATCCAATATTTAATGGTCAAGTTCTAAAAAATTATAAATATAACATTTGGGCTGGAGCTTTTGAACCAGCTACTTCTTCCAATATCACCGTTACAGGTGCTGTAATTAACTCTGGTACTTCCGACGGAACTACTGGTGGAACTCAGTATATTTTTGTCAACAGTGAATTTAAGCAAATTCTGGATGCTGGCGATAGAGTTGACCAATTTGTTTATGCCGATGCTGGAACAAGAAACGAAAGAGTGACAGAAATTAACACAACAAGCGGAACTGTTCATCCGGGAAAAACTGCAAAGAAGACAATTTCTTATACATTAGCCGGAAATTCGTACATTATAACAAATATTACAAAGACTGTAGTACCGTAGGAGAAAATAAATGAAACTCTTAGATGCAAAACTTCTTGAATCAGTAGGTACATCCTACGATCAAACACGAACGACACTTGCTGGTCGTGTAACACAACGAACCATTGATTCCAAGCCTGTCCTTGGTCCATCACCTACAAGATTCCTCGATGTGTTCTCAGATACCGCTGGTGCGTTTACTCCAATCACAACTCTTTTCCCAACAAGCAGTGGGAGAATTTTTATGATCGGTGCCATTACCGCTGGTGCACTTCCAGTAGTTCTTTATGAAATCAATCAATCTACAGGTACTCACCAGTATGTCGGTCGTATTAACATCGCAGTTCCTGCTTCACCAGCTATTGTCCATACAATTAGGTCTATTAAAGCTGTAGATACTGGGACAACAGGGTGGAAGATCTATATCATTGCTTCTGGTACTATCTTAATTGGTGGTTCTGGCGTATTAATGGCAAATAACATCAATCGCTCAGACTTCTCTCAAGTCTCTCCCCCAACAATTCCATTTGCTACAGGTAATAACCAAAAAGCTGTTTATCAGCTTGGTCGCTTGCCGGGAATGCAATCACGTTCAATGACTATTACTCTTGGTACTCCTGTGAAGTTCAACTTTGCTGCACATGGATTTAGTAATAACGAACAAGTTTACTTTACTTCTCAGGTTGGTACTGCGTGGACGGCTTCAACTTTTGCGACCAACACTAAATACTTCGTTCGTAACGCTGGTCTTAACGACTTTGAATTATCAGCAACGTTTAATGGACCTTCAATTTCCGCTGCAGCAGGTCCAACTTCAGTTGTGATGCAACCTTTAAATCAAGAAATTGATGTCTTTGGTGCAATTATTGATGTAGATGCTAATAAACTCTACACTCACGTAGGTACTGCTGCTAACCCTCAATATTTCATTCGTGATACGTCTATTTCTCCAAACTACTCAACCCAAGTTGCTAATATTACAATTGGTGCTCCGGGTAAAATTCAAATTAATAGCCATGGTTATACCGAAAACGAGCCAGTGCAATTCTTGTCTGGTTCATTGCCAGCAGCGTTTGCTTTAAATACTACTTACTTTGTTCGTAACTTAACCGCCAATGATTTTGAATTATCTGCCACTCAGGGGGGTGTTGGTATTACGACTGCTACTGCTGCTACTGGTGTTACTGTTGGTAGGGCATTTGGCTACACTGATTCACAATGGCTACATCAAACCAGCATTCTTCCTGCTATTTCTGGCGTACTACTTGCCACAACTGATGTTGACGCACTTGCTAATCCAGTAAACGCTCCGCTAAATGGAGGTGCTCTTAATGGACAAAAGTGTGCTTTCTTTGCTACATCAACTAACCTATACCTCGGAAGACTTGACGAGTTAACACCCGGCGCAACTACATGGCCGTCATTGACAACATCAAACATGTTAGGAGCACCTAACCAAATCATCGCTCCTTTAGTAATCTCAGCTTCATGGTCAGACGCTCTTGATCATGCTATTATTCAATTTGGACAAGCAGCTACGAACGCTTTTCGTTTTATGCTAAAAAAAGTTGAAAACAATAAACTCACTGCAATCTTTGGAGATACTTGCGTATCTATATACGAAGCTACGTCAAGAGAAGCGTATGAGCTGCGTCCAGCAATACCTTATTTAAACTTCTCTAACAATTCAGGCTGGCTTTTTGCTATTTCTTCAGCTACGGGACAAAGAGGTGTATTTGCTTCTGATGTTCGTTCGGATACCTTATTTGAACACAGTTATATAGTTTCAAAAATTTTAACTCTTCCACAAAATGCTGTTCTTAGATGTGTTGACGTTAAAAGAGAATTGGTTACTTCTGGAGGGGAAATTGACGTAGAATATCGACTAAGTGGATTTGGTTCAATCTCTGGTGGGTGGATTTCTATAGACGCAGATCAAGAACTTAATATCCCAGCTGGTACTCAAATTCAGTTTAAGTTAGACTTCAGAACGCATTCGGCAGATAAAACAAGTCACGTTCAAGTTTCTGATCTAATTGTAGGCTATGATGCACTCGAAGAACTCTCTGATAACTGGGAATATTCGTATGACGACTCTTCATCTGGCTCTCCGACTCGTATTGGATTCCGTTTAAAACAAGCTTACGCAAGTTCAATTCCTTCTACTTTAAGGTTTCAAGCTTCTGATCTTAGTGGAACTATTTTAGTAAATCAAACTATTACATCTGATCCAAGTAATTTTCAATACTCTACTGATGGAGGTACTACTTGGTTACCTCTAGGTACAATTCCTAACACAGTTGGAACGCTTGTAAGATATACTTTTACAAGTCCTCCGGGAACAGATGTACGTCCAAGCTTGAAGGATAGCTAATGTCTAATTTATTGTTTGCCGGGGGTTCTGTCGTACAAGGCACAACTCTCGGCACAGCATTCGGTAATCAACTTGTAACAGGTGGGACAATACAGTCAACCTCCCAAGCTTGTATTATTGATTTAACACCTCCAGTATTTTCTGGAATTAGCAGTCTTAGTATTGGCTCTCTTGGTCAATTACAAGCTTCGTGGTCTGCGGCAACTGATCTATCTGCTCCAATTCGTTACGAGGTTTATGTTCAAGCATCTTCCTCTACTGGATTATTTAGCACCGCAAACATTGCTCTAGTAACAACTCAATTACAAACAAGCATATTCGTTTTAGCTGACTCTTCTCTTCTTCAACCAGCAGGAAACTACTATGTGGGAGTTCGTGCTATAGATGCAGTAGGAAATAGAGATAACAATGTTTTGTTTTTTAATCAAATTTCACCGGGTATTACAGGAGCATTTAATTCTGTTATTAGCGGTATTTTTAATATAGATGATCAAAATAATTTAATTTCTACTTTTTGGGTTACTGATAGTGAAGGTGTTGTTACAAGCTCTGTTAGACTTGGAACAGCTTCCTATGTTATATATGACAAAAATGGTAATTTAGTTCCTAGCATGGCTGAATCTGGAATAATTGCTGATTCTGAAGGTTTTTTTGAGATAACTCCAGTTTCTTCAGTTTTAGATTTGGATAATAATTTTTATGCAGCTAAAGTTACAATAACAATTGATGGAATGTCAGTTTCTTATAATCTTCCAGTGGTTCATCCTGCGG